GTTTTATTTCTGGAAGTTCGTGCATAACGCGCTACTTCATCCTCTGCTCGCCTTTCCGTACGAGCCTAAGTTTTTACAGAGGGCGCACGACTGGACGGCAAAACGATGCTGGGGGGCGGGATGACGCTCACTAAGAAACAGAAGGAGAAGGTTCTCGCGTGGGTCGCCGAAGGGCTCCAGTCCGACGAGATGAACGCGAGGGCGGCGAAATGTAGGCCGCCCTTTTCCGTCTCCCGTCAGCAGGTGGACTTCTACCGCGACTCGCGCGGCGTCGCGCTCGACGAGCTGCGCGCGGCGTCCGAGTCCGACGCGCTGCGCACGGGGCTCGCGCTGAAAGAGGAGCGCGTCTCGACGCTGAACGAGCTGGCCGAGAGGCTGAAGGCCGAGCTGCTCGGCGACAAGCTCTGGCTCAGGAAAGAGAAGGCGCTCGGCTCGGGCGCGTGGACGAAGTTCGTCACGGAAAAGCATTTCAACCTCGCGGAGCTGAACGCCCTGCGCGCCCTGCTCGACGACATCGCCAAAGAGGTCGGCGAGAGAGGGCGCGGCGGCGCGGGCATGGATGACGACGAGGAAGAGACCGGAGAGGTGACAGTCACCGTCCGCTATGAAGAGAAGCCGAAACAAGCGGAGACAGAAGACTGACATCCAGCTCGTGCTGCCCAGCCTTCACGTCGGGCAGCAGGCCGTGATGGACGCGCACGCCAGATTTAACGTCCTGGCGTGCGGGCGTCGCTTCGGCAAAACGACGCTCGGCGTCAACCTGCTCGCCCCCGTGGCTTTGCAGGGCTACCCCGTAGCGTGGTTCGCCCCCACTTACAAGCTGCTCTTAGAGGTCTGGGAAGAGTTCGAGCGTCTGCTCGAACCCGTCATAAAGAAGAAAGACACTCAGCAAAAACGAATCAAGCTCATTAACGGCGGCATCGTCGAATGCTGGTCGCTCGACTCGGGCACGGTCGCGCGCGGGCGCAAGTATAAGCGCGTCGGCATCGACGAAGCGGCGATGGCCGCGAACCTCGAAAAGCAGTGGCAGGAAGAAATCCGCCCGACGCTCGCCGACTACATCGGGGACGCGTGGTTTTTCTCTACGCCGAAGGGGCGCAACTTCTTTTACAAGCTGTTCGCGCGCGGGCTGGACGATTTACAGAAGAAGTGGCGCTCTTTCCAGTTGCCCACTTTAGTCAACCCGTACATTGCCCCGTCGGAAATAGACGAGGCGAAAGACGAGCTGCCGTCCGACACCTTTCAGCAGGAATACCTTGCGCAGTTCCTAGCCAATGCCGGGAGCGTCTTCCGCAACATCCTCGCGAAGCTGACGAAGGTCATCACCGTGCCCGCTGACCACGTCGGGCATACGAAAGTGCTCGGCGGGGACTGGGGCCAGAAAGACGACTTCACGGCCCTCAGCATCGGCTGTGTTGATTGCCGCCGCGAGCTGGAGCTGGAGAGATTCAATCAAATCGGCTGGGCTTTCCAGCGCGCGCGAATCGCCGAGCTGTGCAAGAAGTGGGGCGTCGGGTTCGGGCTGATGGAGACGAACTCCATCGGCTCGCCGAACCTTGAGGCGTTGCAGAGCGAGGGTCTGCCACTCGACGGCTTCGAGACGACTGCGCAGTCGAAATCGCCTCTGATTCAGTCGCTCGCGCTGACTCTCGAAAACGAACCTTTCCAGTTTATAGACGATGCGCAGGGGACTATCGAACTCGAAGCCTACGAGTCGAAGCGTAACGCGAACACGAATCGCATCTCGTACAGCGCGCCGCGAGGGATGCACGACGACACGGTTATCGCCCGCGCCCTGATGCGTGAGGCAATCGAGCGCCTGAAGGCCGGGGATGTCGAGCACGGCCAGTCTCTCTGGTAAGCCCGAAAATCAATCTTTAACGCCGCTACTTTGTACTCGGTCGGGCACACCCGGCGGGAAGGGAAGTAGCGATGAACGATTTCTTAAGCAACGTCCTCAACAGCATCCGCGGCCTCTTCGGCGGCGCGCGCGACAAGGCGATGGAGCAGGTGCGCCGCCTGACGCGGCAGACCATGATCGCCTCGGCGCTCTCCTACTACTCCGGCTACGCGCCGAAGCAGTTGAAGGTCAAGGACGGCCAGCCCGACGACAACGTCTACATCAACTACGCCGAGATCGTCGTCGACACGGGCGTCGGCTTCCTCTTCGGCAAGCCGCTCGTCATCGGCGTCGGCACCGACCAGGACAAGACCGGCGAAGAGTACCTGGAGCGGGTCTGGCCCCAGTCCCAGCGCGACGAAGAGTTTCAGGAGATGGCGCAGGACGGCGCCGTCACCGGCGATGCCTACCTGAAGATTTGCATCGAGGAGACCGGAGAGCCCCGCGTCACGGTCGGCGACCCGGCGACCTACGAGATAGTCACCGACCCGCATGACGTTTCCCGCCCGGTCATCTTCCGCTGCTCGTATCAGATGACCGACGCGGGCGGCCGTGAGTACCTCTTCAAAGAGGAGACCGAGCGCGCCGAGAATAAGAAGACCTGGCGCATCCGCCACTTCGAGTCGCGCGACGGCGGCCAACTCTGGACGCCGACCGCCTACGACATGACGTGGAACTTCGCCTTCCCCCCGATTTTCCACGCGAAGAATCTCCCGAACCCGAAATGCACTTACGGCAAGCCCGACCTGACCGAGCAGGTGCTCGCCGTGATCGCCTACATCTCCCGCCTGGATTCGATGTGCGGCAAGGTCGTGCGCATGCACTCCAGCCCGAAGGCGTGGGCGAAGAAGCTGAAGAAGACGGATTTAGAGTGGGGCACGGACGGCATGCTCTTCCTGAACCCGACCGGCCAGTCTGCCGAGGCCGAGATCGGCCTGCTGGAGATGACGAATGACATATCGACGGCGCTCTCCTTGCGCAAGGTTCTGCGCGAGGGGCTCGCCGAGATGACGGGCGTCCCCGAAGTCGCGACCGGCAAGGTCGAGACGACGGGCCAGCTCTCAAGCGTCGCGCTCCGCCTCCTCTACGGCCCGCTCATCGAGAAGACCGAGAAGAAGCAGCTCCGCTACGGCCGCATGATTAAAGAGTGCGTCGAGGCGCTGCTCGTCATCGGCGGCCTCAAAGGTCAGAAGGTCAAGCTCAACTGGGGCGACGCCCTCCCCGGCGACGAGAAGGCGAAGGTCGAAGTCGCGGAGGGCAAGCAGCGCCTCGGCTTCTCCACGAACACGCTCATCAAGGAACTCGGCGGCGACCCCGAGCACGAGGCCAAGATGCGCACGCCCACGGCCGACGACATGGGCTCGCAGATCCTCGACGCCTTCGACCGCGGCGTCGGGGCCGAGCCGGTCGCCGGCGACCAGCCGGGCGAGCTCGACGCCGACGACATCAAGAAGCGCGCGGACGCCGCCGGCGCGCTCATCCGCGCGGGCTTCGCGCCCGCCGGCGCGCTCGCCACGGTCGGCCTCGACCCCATCCAGCACCTCGGCCTGCTGCCGATCACGCTCCGCGACGAGACCGAACTCTCGAACGCAACCGTCTAATGCCCGACGTATACGACACCGCCGAAGCATTCAAGGCGCGGCTCTTCTCCCGCGAGAGGAGGGCCGCGTCCCTGCTCGTGCGCGCCTACGCCGTCTCTTACGAGCGAATAAAGAAGAAGCTCAACGACCTCGCCAGAGACATCGAGGCCGCCAGGTTGCGCGGCGACGAAATCCCCGCGGGCTGGCTCTACGAGCGCGGCCGCCTCGCAACGCTGAAGAAAGAGATGACGGCGGAGATGCTGCGCTTCTCCCAGGGCGCGGCGCGAGTCATCAGTGCCGAGCAGGCGGCCGCCGCACGTCTCGGCCTCGCGGACGCCCGCGCGCTAGTCGTCGCGGCGCTCGACGCCGAAGGGCTCTCGGTTCAGGCGCGCTTCGGAAACCTCAACACGGCCGCCGTAGAGGCCGCCGCCGGCTTCGCCTCGGACGGTTCACCCCTCGCCACACTCTTGAACGAGGCGGGCCGCCGCGCGGGCGAGCGCGCCCGGCTCGCGCTCGTCTCGGGCGTGGCCGAGGGCGCGTCGGCCGACGTGATAGCGCGCCGCTTCCGCGACGCCTTCGGGGGCGGCATGGCGCGCGCGCTGACCATCGCCCGGACTGAGACCCTGCACTCCTACCGCGAGGCGGCGCGCGAGGTTTACCGGGCCAGCTCCGACGTGCTGTCGGGCTGGACGTGGACGGCTTCTCTCTCCCGGCGCACCTGCGCGATGTGCTTAGCCATGCACGGGCAGGTGTTCAGGGTCGAGGAGAGGCTTGAGAGTCATCCTTGCTGTCGGTGCGTTCAGGTGCCGCTCGTCACGGGCGGCGATGAGTCCGGGATAAAGACCGGCGAGGCGTGGCTCGAAGCGCAGGCGGAAGAGATTCAGCGCGCCGTGCTCGGCGACGCGAAATACGAATTATTCAAGTCGGGCAGGTTGAAGTTACGTGACCTGGTCGGCGAGCGCCGTGACAGGCGTTGGGGATTGACCAGATTTGAACGGCCGCTTCACGCGGTCAAGTAACGAGAGGTGAATCATGCGCCGGAAGTTCTACATCGACATCAGCGGCATATGCCACAACCACAACGAGGCCGCCGCGGAAGGGGGCGGGTCGCCGACTCCGGCACCTGAGCCGACTCCCGCGCCTACGCCCGAGCCCGCACCCGCCCCGGCCGTGCCCGAGGGCTACGTGCCCGCGACCGACGTGGAGACCGAGCGCACCGCGCGCACGGCCGCCGAGACGGCGCTCGCCGACGCGGAAGCCCGCGCGACGGCCGCCAACCAGCGCGCGCGCACGGCGGAGATTCGCGCCGCCGCGCAGGCGCTGGGTTTCAACGACGTGGCTGACGCAGAGATGTTCGTCGGCGCTGACGTTGAAGACGTGAGCGCGCATCTCGCCGAGGTCGTCAAGACGAAGAGCTACCTGTTGAAGCCGGCGGCCGCGCCCGTGACGCCGCCCGTCACACCGACGCAGCCGACGAACCCGGGGCGCGACAGCACGCCCGCCGTCACCCGCGAATCGCTCAAGACGATGACGGCGCAGCAGGTCGCCGCGCTCCCGTGGGCGGTCGTTTCGACCGCGCTCAAGGGATAGTCCGTCACCTTTGGTAACAGCTACCTTGTCTAACCTGTTACCTTTGGTTACAATGCAAGTCCAGCCTGAGAGGCTCGAAGCATGAATATGCCGCGAGCCTCTTTTCTTTAACCGTCACCTAATAAGGAGCACCGCATGTCAGTCACAAGCTTTATCCCTGCCGTCTGGGCAGCAAAGCTGCTAACCGGCCTGCACAAGAATCTCGTCTTCGCGCAGCCCGGTATCGTCAACACGGAGTACGAGGGCGAGATTACTAAGCAGGGCGACCAGGTCAAGATTAACTTCATCGGCCAAGTCAGCGTCTTTGGCGTCACGCGCAACGCCGACATCCCCGACCCCGCGCCCCTCGACACGGCCGCGACCACGCTCATCGTCGACCAGGCGAACGGGTTCAACTTCGCCGTGGACGACGTGGACGCGGTGCAGACGAAGGGCAACGTGATTGAGGCGGCGATGGGCGAGGCTTCGTACGGGGTGCGCGACGAGGCCGACAAATACATCGCCGGCTTCTACGCGCAGGCCGCCGCCGCGAACCTGATCGGCAGCGATTCCGTGCCGATAGTGCCGACCGCTGACAACGCCTACGACCACCTCGTCGATTTGGACACGCTGCTCGATGAGGCGAACGTGCCGTCGGGCGGGCGGTGGTGCATCGTGCCGCCGTGGTTCCACGGCCTTTTGCGCAAGGACAAGAGGTTCGTGGGCTCGGGCTCGGCGCGCGCAGACGAAGTGCTGCGTAACGGCGAGGTCGGCGAAGCCGCCAACTTCAGAGTGATGAAGTCCAACAACGTCCGCCACACGAGCGGGACGAAGTACAAGATCATGGCCGGCTACTCCGGCGCCATCTCCTACGCCGACCAGATTGTGAGCGTCGAAGCCTTCCGCATGGAGAAGCGCTTCAGCGACGGCGTCAAGGGCTTGCACGTCTTCGGCGCGAAGGCCGTCAGGCCGCAGGGCCTCGCCGTGCTCACGGCTAACAAGTCGTAACTGCCGGCGGCATCGCCCTCCGCGGCGATGGTCGAGACACCTGGACGCACCGCCGCCCCCGGCGATGGTGCAGGCGTTCACCCTTCAGACGAGGAGTAAAGAGAGATGGCAAACCCTGATGCAATCACAGTCACCGACTGCGTCGCGAACGGCTCGGTCAACCGCCCCGCCGCGCAGGCCATAGACACCGACGGCACGGTGCCGCTCGCGGCGGCGGGCGCGCACGAGCGCATCGTGCTGGAAGTCGTCAACGCCGACGACGCCGCGCTGACCGTCAAGATCAAGGCGGGCGCGGAGGGCGCGGGCGCGGGTCGCGCGGGTCTCGGCGACCTGTCCGTCACGCTCGACGCGACCGGCGGCGCGGGCGACGAGAAAATCCTCGGCCCGTTCGAGTCGGCGCGCTTCCAGCAGGCCGACGGCAAAATCAACGTCGAGTTCGACGCCGCCACGGGCGCGCCCAACGCGACGGTGCGCGCTTACCGGCTGCCGAAGTCGGCGTAAAGGCGCGCCGTGCCCTGGTACAAAAACAGGCGGACGGGCGTGGCGTGGGACATCGGCGACGATGTCACGCTGCGCCACGTCCGCGAGAGTTCCGACTTCGAGCCCTGCGAACCGCCCCGGGCGCACGCGCAGGCTGAAGACCCCGGCGGAGCTGCCGCGAGGGTGCTCCCGGTAGAGGGCGGCGGGACGGACAATCCCGCCGCCTCTCCGCCGGGGCCGACCGCCGAAGGAGAACCCGATGCCAGTCCGCCCGACAATGGAAAGCCTCATCGGCGAGGTCAGGGACGAAATCGGCGACAAGGCCGGTGAATCTCAGACCTTCACCGACGAGCAGATTCAGAGGGCGCTCGACCGCACGCTCGACGGCGTCACGGTAGAAGCGGCCGTCGATTCCGACTTCGACTTGTGGGTCGCGTGCGCCGACCTCTGCGATTCGTGGGCGGTGCGCCTCAAAGACGACGTGGACTTCAACGACGGCAGCCGCGGCTTTAAGGACTCTCAGAAGTCCGCGAGTCTGCGCGTCCAGGCCGACCGCTTCCGCTCGCGTTCCGGTCGCGGCGTCGGCGTCGGGAGCCTGACCAGCTCCGACTTCAACGCATGAACGAGGCAGAGCGTGCAGCCAATGCGTTAGAGCGCCAGCGGGCGAAGATTCTCGGCGCGACCGCCGCGCTGACTCTCTTCGACAAAGACGGCGCGACGCTCGTCACCCTCTCCCGCTACTTCTTCGTCGCGCGCAAGTCCAACGTCACACTCGGCGAGGAGTATCACGAGGCCGAAATCTCCGAGCTGGCCGGGATGACTCAGTCGGCCGCCTCGCGGGTGAAGACCGCGAAGCTCTCGACGATGGCCTCGACCTTCAACGTCCCGACGGTCGAAGACCCGACGGGTGCGGCGCGCACCTGGAAGCTGCGCATGTCGCCGTTCAAAAAGTCGTAATGCCCGAACTCGTCACGCCCACCGACTACGATCTGCGCGCCGCGATGGTGGCCACCATCGCGGCGGCCGGCGATGCCGTCATCTCGGCCGACTGGCTACCCGAGATAGCCGTCGGGCAGAGCCTGAACGGCGCGCGCGACGGCGAAGTCCTGACGCGCTTCGCGATGCTCTCGCTCAAAGACGAGAAGCGCACGCGCGTCGGCGACGTGCCCTACAAGCCGGCGAATGTCGCGGGGACGAAGTTCACGGTCTCCGTCGAGCGCACTTACCGCCTCTTCTTCGTCGCCGCGTACAGCGACGTGCCGGTCGTCGTGAGCGTTGACCCGCCCGTCGAGAAGTCCAGCGAGCGGCTCTTCAACGAGTGGCTCAGGGCCGTCGTGCTGAGCTTCTCGCGCTCGCCCAAGCTGGGGCTGAACGAGCGCGTCGAGCAGCACGGCGAGCTTTACACCTCCGATAGACGCATTCCGCCCTTTGGGGCTGAGCGTGCCCATGTCGCGGACGGCCTGCTGACCGTCCACATGCACGAAACAGTCACGGCAACTTAAGGAGCACCGACCATGTCTAGATATTGGCTACTGCGCGGCAACGTCGATCTCGCCGACAGGCTTTCGACGGGCGAGCCCGGCGCGCTCGAAGAGTTGGGCGAAGCGCCCGAGTTCGAGATCACCATCGACGAGGAGCGCGCCGAGAACATGAGCACCGGCGGCCGGTTCAACGAGAAAGACCTGAGCGTCACGACCTACGTCGGCTGCAAGGCGACGCTGCGCGTCAAGGAGGTCGAGGGCAACAACCTGCCGCTCGCCCTCTTCGGCACGGAGACGGCCGACGCGGGCGGCGCGGTCGTCGCACAGGCGTTCCCGCCGGGGATAGCCGAGGGCGAGAAACACTTCCTGCCCGGCCGGCCTTTGGGCGTCTCGGCGCTGACCATCGTGGACTCGGCCGGCTCGCCCGAGACGCTCGAAGAGGGCACGGACTACACGGCCGACCTCGACTTCGGGACGGTGACGTTCCTGAACGTGGACGGGTTCACGCAGCCCTTCAAGGCGAGCTTCACGCGCTCGGCGTCGAAGTCGGTCTCCATCGGCGCGAAAGTCCCCGGCGAGAAGTTCATCTACTTCCGGGGCATCAACATCGCCGACGAGGAGAAGCCGGTCGCCGGCGAGTTCTACCGCGGGAAGCTCTCGCCGTCGAAGAAGATCGCGCTGAAGACCGCCGAGGGCAAGGAGGTCACCGTCTTCGAGTTCGAGGTCGAATTCCTCGCCGACCCGAAGAAGCCTCGCGACGAGGAGTTCGGGCGCTACGGCCGCCTGCGCTACGTCTAGCGCACACGTCTCGCCGGCGGCGATGGTAGACGCGGGGAGCCGAAAGTCATGGCCGTGCAGTACGACGACAGGTGGAGGGCGGCGCGGTCTCGGGTAGAGCGCGCCGCCTCCGAGCTTGTCCGCAGGACGGCGCTCGCAATCGAGGCCGACATCAAGTCGGACATGGCGTCGGAGAAGCACGGCCGCGTCTACGGCGACCACGTCGCGTCGGCCCCGGGCGAGGCCCCGGCCATCGACAAGGGCGTGCTCGTCAACTCGGTTCAGACCTCTCTCGACGGCGCGTACGCGGCCGAGGTCGGCTCTCCTCAGGAGACCGCGCCCATCCTTGAGACGACGCTGAACCGCCCCGCGTTCGGGCGCGCCGGCCGGAAGGCTAAAAACACCTTCCGCCGCAACGCCGAGCGGCTCTCCTAGAAAGGCTCAACTCATGACACAGAAGAAAGTCCGGGCGTCCGCGTTCGTGGACGCGACGCTGACGACGACGGCTCAGCTCACCTTCATCGACGACGGGGGCGAGGGCGTCACCGACACTTTTAAGGTCGTCTACTACGCCCTCTCCCCCAGGCGCGCGCGCGAACTCGACGAGTGGGTCGCCGATTTCGATAAGCGGGTCGATGCGTTCAACGCGCGGCGCGCGGCGCACGACGCCGCGGAGGCGAGGCGCAGGCTTCAGCACGACGCCGCGGAGGCCGAGCGCGAGGAGCGGGCGGCGGCGGCGAACGAACCGTTCACCCCGCGGCAGTTCGTCGAAGTCCCTTTCGTTGACGAAGAGGAGGAGGGTTTGCAGCACGCGCTGGCGCAGTTCGTCGCGCGGCTCGTTCACAGCATCCCCGAGATCGTCGGCGAAGACGATCAGCCGCTCGTCATCACGGCCGATACGCTGGCCGGTTTCGCGGGACAGAACCTGCGCGCCATCCGCGACGCGGTGCTGAAGGACACGGCCACCGACCCTACGAAGCCCGTCTCCTAGCGCTCCACATGGCGACGGGCGGGAAAAAGGGCAAGGCGCCGGCCGACTTCGCCATTCTCCAGTTGGCCGACCGCTACGGCATCGACCCTTATGTCATCGAGCACGAATGGTCGGAGCGGTCGGTCAACCGGATGCTGATGTACATCGAGGCGGGTGACCTCGCGCGTTCGGGCAAGGTCGGCTGACCGCCGAAAGGAGCACCATGCAGTTCAACCTTCGACGAGCGGCGGCGGCCGTCCTGCTCGCCGCCCTCTTCACTCTCCCGGCTCTCGCGCAGGTCACGACGCGCACCGTCACCGGCACGATCCGCAAGCCCGACGGCGGGCCCTGGGTCGGCGCGAAGGTCACGTTCGAGCTGACGAAGAACACGTACACCTCGGCGGCGAGCTTCCCCGCGACGACCGTGACGGCGATGACCAACTCGTCGGGTCAGGTCTGCGTCGCCCCCTGCTCGTCGCCCGGCGTGACCCTGTGGACGAACGCGGAGGGGCTCGCGCCCACTCAGTACAAGGTGACGTACCCGGACGGCGCCTACTTCTACGGGAACCTGTCGGCGGGCGCGGCGCTCGACCTCTCGACGTGGCGCGCGTCTTCGACGACGCCGGCGGCCGCGTCGAATCAGACCGTGCTTCAGTCAATCGTGGACGCCCACTCCGCGGCCGCGGACCCGCACCCCGGCTACCTGACGCAGGCCGAAGGGGGCGCGCTCTACGAGCCGCTGGGAGGCGGGGCCGCGACCCTCGACGAGCTGACCGACGTGGCGGTCTCGTCGCTGGCTACGGGTCACGCGCTTGTCTTCAACGGCTCGCTCTTCGTCAACAGGGCGCTCGCGAAGGCCGACGTGGGGCTCGGCAGCGTGGACAACACGAGCGACGCGGCGAAGCCCGTCTCGACGGCTACGCAGGCGTCGCTCGACCTGAAGGCCGACGCCTCGGCGTTGACGGCGGAGACGGCCGCGAGGGCGGCGGCCGACACGGCGGAGGCCGGCGCGCGCGCGGCGGCGGACGCGACGCTGCAAACTAACATCACGGCGGAGGCTTCGAGCAGGGCTTCGGCGGATTCCGCCCTGAACACGTCGCTCGCCGGCAAGCAGCCGCTCAACACGAACCTGACCGCCTTCGCGGGGCTCAACGGCGCGGCGGACAAGCTCCCGTACTTCACCGGCTCGGGCTCGGCCGGGTTGACCGACTTCACCCCGTTCGCGCGCACGCTCCTCGACGACGCGGACGCCGGGGCGGCAAGGGGCACGCTGGGGCTGGGGACGGCGGCAACGCTGGCGGAGTCAGTCTTCGCCCTGCTCGCCGGCCGCGCGGGCGGGCAGACGCTCACCGGGGGCACGGCGGCCTCGGAGAACTTAACGCTTCAGTCCACGTCCCACTCTACAAAAGGTTACCTCCTGCTCGGCACGGGCGGGCGGGTCGGGGTGAACAAGAGCACGCCGCTCGCGCAGCTCCACGTTCAGGCGGACGCGGCGGGGACGAAGGGGCTGATAGTGCAGATGGCGGCCGCGCCGACGGCCAACCCGTTAGAGGTGCAGGACTCGACTGGTGCGGTCGTCGTGTCTGTCGGTATATCGGGCGTTTTTTCTATTGGCCTGTCGTCTACTAGTCGGTACATGCTCGGAAATTCAAACGGCGTGGTCGTCAGGAGCGGTAGTTGTTTTAGTTGGAGCGCGAGTGCAGGCGACATCGGCGGAGCACCGGACACCGCCGTATCGCGCTCGGTTGCAGGCATCGTGCAAGCGGGCGATGCCTGCGCCAACGCCAACGGCAAGTTCAAAGCCGCCGCCTTCACGTTCAGCACCACGCTCACGCCCACCTCGTCCGCCGACGCGACCGGCGGCACGGGCGACATGCGCTACGACGACAACTATTTGTACGTGAAAACTTCGGCGGGCTGGAAGCGCGTTGCCCTCTCCACCTTCTAGCGGACTTTGAAAGGACGTTCCCATGAAGAAAGCACTCGCACTCTTACTACTCGTCACCGTCACCGCCCTCTTCTCCTACCGCGCCGGGGAGGCGCAGGGAGCTCTACAGGTCTGCGTTGACGCACCCGGCACGCAGCGCACCCGGATACTGAACGCCTACACCGGCGCCCACGGCTACCAGCCGACGGTGAAGGACGCGGCGGGGCAGGACGTCCCGAACCCGCAGACGCGCGCGCAGTTCTTCAAGCAGAAGCTGGCCGAGACCGTCCGCGAGACGGTGAAGAGCTACGAGGCCGGTCTGGCATCGGAGGACGCTCGGAAGGCGGCGGCTAAGAGGGTGGACGACGAGACCGGGATTCAGTAGGGGCGTGTGGGCCGAGGCGGGTGCTCGCTGGCACCTGCTCCCGTTACCTGGAAGCAGCGGCCCGCACGCCGCGCGGAAGCATACACGACTTTGACGGAGTTTGACGCCGCGGGGCGTTTCGTTCTTTGACAACGCGCGGGCGGTAAGCGCCCCGAAAAAACTTTGACGGAATTTGACGCTAGAGGGGGTATCGGAACTTGCCGAAAATCAACCGAACAGGGCGTTATCTTGAATCCAGCCGAACCCCTGTTTTGCGGGGGTAAGGGGGCCGTGCGTCCGAAGCACCCTCGCGGGGCGTGGTTGAGGTCTAAAGGCGCGGCGTCAAAGTAGCGGGCGCGAAACTGGTACGGGTGCGGCTGTCGCCGCATCGGGTGGCGGGAGGGGCGAAGGTTCCTCCCGCGTTTTTATTTCCCGCCCCTGCCTTCGCTGATGTACCGCTCCACGGTATCAATCAGCGCGTTCAGGCGTTCGTCCGTCCGGGCCTGCGCCTCCCGGTTCTCGGTTATCTCCCGCTCGTGCATCTCCGCGAGCGTCAGCAGCGCCGCGACGCCGTCGGCGTTGCGGTCAACCTTCTGGGCCAGCCGCTCGACGGTCGCCGTCAACTGGCTCACCTCCCCGCGGAGCGTATCGAGGCCGACGGCCAGCGTCGCCATGTGCCCCGCGACCACGTCAAATTTTCTGTTCACCTCATCGTCCGTCATGCCGGAGAGTATAGGGAAGCGCGAGGGGGGCGTGCAAGACCGGGGCGGCCTTGCCTCACAATTATTGAGCTTGCCCCAAAAGTAAGAGGGGCGGGGCCGCAAGCCCCTCCCCTCCCGTCACCGCATCTTTCCCTTAGGGCCTTTTATTGCATGCACGAACAATCACCCATGCCGGTGCAGCACACTATCTGCGAAGGGCAATCAGCAAAACTGGGATCCCGCAAACAGAACGGCCCTCCATAGGTAGACGAGGCGGGAGTGGACGAAACGGCCGCGATAGCAGCGACGAGCGCGGACAGGATGACGAGCTTGCGTGTGAGTTTCTTCAGCATGATGTTCTCCTTCGGTTGTGAGTAGCTTTAGCCTTTGAGGTTGAGTGACGGTGAACACGGGAACGATACGCCCGGCGGGGTGGGGGTGTCAACGGCTAACAGAGGAAGGGGCGGGCCGGGGTTTACCGCTCAGAGCCTTTACGGCTTGCTCCCGTTACCCGGCTGTTCGTGCTCCCGGGTGAAGAAGCCCGAAAAGAGTTCGTCAACTTCGGATTGAATCTTAGCCAGTAAGTCCCCGGCCCCGCGCGCCTCGAACTCGTCGCGGCGGCCCTCTAAGATTTCCGCGAGCCCGTCATGGTTGAGCAGCATGACGTGGCCGATGGTTGCCGCTAAATAATTGGTGAAGGGGTTTCCGTCTTCTTCGAGGATTGACCTCGCCAGTGCTACGCTGGCGGGCGTGGGCGTCGGCGGCTTCACTTCCTGCCGCCTTTCTTACTACCGCCTCTGCGCGCCTCCAAAGCCTCAAGTGCGAGCCGAAGCATACCCGAGTTCGGTATCTCCTGCGCGCCTAACTGTTCCCACCTTGCGACCGTAGAAACCGCAACTTCAAACTCACGCGCCAACGCCTCTTGACTGAGGCCGAGGCCGCCGCGCGCTTTCTTCAAGTCGTCTCCTGTCATGCGCGTCAATCTATCAAAATGCACACCTAGAATCAATACTTATTCTGACTAACCGTCTTAACTACTTAAAAATAATACTTGACTTAACTACTCAAAATGAGTAGTATAACTCTTGTCAGAACACACCACGAACGGAGACAAAGACAGATGAACGCCGCCGCCGCCAACGAACTTAACAACATCATCGGGTTCGACCTCTCGCTCGCGGGCGAGCTTGCCGACTGGCAGGACGAGCAAGAGGCCGACGCGGAGGCCGAGCGGCGCGAGCGCCAGAGGCAAAACGCGGCCTTCGGGGAATGGCTCGGGATGTACTGAGCGCGGCGCGCGGGGCGAGCTACCAAACTCGCCCCGCCTTCACCCTCCCGCCCGACAGAGAACACACCATGAAAACAAACGCTTGCCAGATGTCCGAGTATCGCGCCGGGGATGAAGTCCTCTTCAAGTTTGAAGGTCTGCTTGTCGGCACGGTTCAGAGTGTCCAGTTCAACGGTCGCCGCGTGCGCTATCAGGTCACGCTCGACCTTGAATGTGAAGTTCCCGAGGCGTCGGTTGTTTCCGGCGGGGCGCAGCAGATTTGCGGCGGGGTGCCGCAATCCGGCGGGGCGCAGCAAACGAACGGCGGGGCGGCGGATATTTAACGCATTGGCACGATGCGGGGCCGGGGTTATCGTGTGCGCCTCTAGCCCGCATGTAGGCCGCCTCAGACGCGAACGCGGGAGGGTGGGACAGCACCCTCCCGCGCCTTCCGAGCACGCGACGACCTTGAAGGGGGGTCGCCAACATGCCCGCGAGAGATTCTAAACCGCCCGCCAGAGGCGGCACAAATCGCACCGTCCCCCGATTCAGAACGGGCGAAGACGTTGTTTTCAAATTCAGCGGCAACCTCTCGGGCGTTGTCCGTGATGTGAAGGTCGAAGGCGAGCGCGTCACATATTCGATCTACGCGACGTTCGCCTTTGAAGTGTCCGAGGATGCCGTCCAGTGTCGCACGGTCGAGGCCGAGCGCGTCATCGGGACAGACGTTCTCCGCGACAAGGGTAAAAGGTGGTAGCCGTGGCGAAGGGGCGCGGCTACGTGACGGCGGCGGGCGCGGCGCGGGGC